AGAGCAAAGTCTTTACAAGCGCGCCATGGGCTACGAGCACGACGAGGTGGATATTCGGGTGATCGACGGCAAGGTTGTCGAGACGCCCATCCGCAAGTTCTACCCGCCTGACACCGCCGCCATGATCTTCTGGCTGAAGAACCGCAAGAAGGTGGAGTGGCGTGACCGCATCGAGCAGAGCGTGACGCACTCGTTTGAGTCGCTGACCGACGAAGAGATTGATGCGCGCATTCAAGAGTTGAAGAATGAGCCGCCAGCAGAAGCTTGAGCTTCTTCAGCTACTGGCTGAGCGCAAGCGCCGTGAGCGCGTGTATCGCTATCGCCAGTTCTACAAGACGCTGTACGTGTGGCAGCGTAAGTTCGTGCGCCTGACCGCTGAATTCCACCAGGTCTGCCTGATCGCTGCCAACCGGATCGGCAAGACTTACACCGGCACGTTCCTGGACTCCATGCATGCCCTGGGTGACTACCCGGAGGATTGGGACGGGCACAAGTTTGAGAAGGCCCCGCTTATCTGGGTGCTTGGGTACTCCGGTGAGAAGATCCGCGACCTGTTGCAGATGCCTATCGTTGGCTCCGTGTCTGACGGCAAGTGTGAGGGTGGGCTGATTCCGCCTGATCGCATTGTCGACGTTATCCCGGCTGGTGGCACGCCGCGATTGGCCAAAGAAGTACAGGTTCGCCACTCAAGCGGTGGCGTATCCCGCATTCAGTTCTGGTCGTACAGCCAGGGTCAGCACGCCCTGATGGGTGACTCGGTGGACTGGTTCCACATTGACGAAGAGCCGCGCGACCCGACTATCTACCCGCAGGTATTGACGCGGACGGCCACCGGAGACGGCGGAAAGGGCGGCAGAGGCATTCTCACTTTCACCCCTGAGAATGGGCGCACAGACCTGGTTATCCAGTTCATGGATACGCCCGGTGCGGCCCAGGTCTATATCAATGCAGGCTGGGACGACGCCCCGCACCTGTCGGAGAAGGTCAAGCAGGATTTGCTGGAATCGTTCCCTGCGCACCAGCGTGAGATGCGTACCAAGGGCGTGCCGATGCTTGGCCATGGCCGCATCTATGACTTTGCAGAGGAATACGTCACCTGCGAGCCGTTTGAGATCCCCGCGCACTGGCGCGTCATCAATGGCATGGATTTTGGCTGGGATCACCCGCAAGGCCACGTACAGCTGGCTATCGACCCCGACACCGAATCCATCTACGTAACGCGGGCATGGGCGCAAAGCCGCACCGTCCCAGAGGTGGCATGGGGCGCCGTCAAGATCTGGGCGCAGAACGTGCCCACCGCATGGCCGCTAGACGGATTGCAGACAGAGAAGGGTTCCGGCAAGGAACAGCGCAAGTACTACCAGGATGCAGGCTGGAAGATGCTCGCCGACTACGCGATGTGGCCCGATGGCTCCAACGGCGTTGAGGCTGGTGTCTATGAGATCCGCGACCTGATGAGCAAGGGCAAGTTCAAGGTGTTCCGAGGATTGCGCGAATGGTTCGACGAGTTCACGCAGTACCACCGGGACGATCGGGGGAACATCGTCAAGATCCGTGACGACCTGATGAGCGCGACCCGCTACGCCTACATGATGCGCCGCTTCGCCGTTCCGTTCGGGGACGTTGGCAAGCCCAAGAAACAGATCAAACCGCCTCGGCATGGGGCCGTTGCACATCGCCCGAGCGGCGGCTATTGGATGTGACCATGGCACGTAAAAAGAAAGAGACCCAGAGCGATGTCGACAAGGCTGTGTTGGAGCGGGCGAAGAACCGTTTCAAGCGCTGCCAGGAATGGGAGAGCGAGTTTCGCCAGCGCTTCCGGGATGACATGAAGTTCCTGTATGCCGACTCGGACAACCAGGAGCAATGGCCGGCTGCTGTGCGCGCCCAGCGTCAGCTTGAATCGCGGCCCATGCTGACGGTCAACAAGACGCATACGCACTGGCTGCATGTGGTGAACCAGGGGCGTGAGAACAAGGCCAGCATCAAGATCATTGCGACTGGCGGCCAGTCGAGCTATGACAGCTCGCAGGTGTACACCGCCCTGGCTCGCCGGATCGAGTACGCCAGCGATGCGCAGAGCGTGTATGACGTGGCGCGCGGCTTCCAGGTGGGTGGTGGCATTGGTTACTACCGGATCGTGACGGACTACGCCGACGACAACGGTTTCGACCAGGACATCTTCATCCGCCCTGTGCCGGACCCGCTTTCGGTGCTGATGGACCCGGCGATCAAGCAGAAGGACGGCTCAGACGCCAAGTTCGCGTTCATCTACGACCAGTGGGACCGCGAAGACTTCGAGCGCAAGTACCCCGGGCGCGCGGTCGCTGGTGATTTGCAGATCGACGTGTCTAGTGGTTGGCTGTCCAAGGACAAGATCCGCGTGGCCGAGTACTACGAGGTCGAGGAAGGCCATGAATGGATGTATGCCATCGAAGGGCCTGATGGCATTCCGCAGATGATGCGAGAGTCCGAGTTGCCCAAGAACGTGGCAGAGCTGAACAACCTGATCGCCGAGGATGACTCGCCCGTCCAGCGGCGCCAGGTCCGTAAGCGCACGGTCAAGTGGTATCTGATCGCGGGTAACGAGATCATCGACCGCCGCGACTGGCCGGGCAAGTACATCCCGATCATCCGCCTGGTGGGCGAAGAGGTCGTGATTGACGGCAAGCTGGACCGTAAGGGTCTGGTGCGGTACATGAAAGACCCGCAGCGAATGTACAACTACAACACCTCGTGTCAGGTGGAGTTCGGCGCGTTGCAGTCCAAGACACCCTACACAGGCCCGATCGAGGCGATTGAGGGGCATGAGAACTACTGGTTCACGGCGAACCGTGAGAACCATGCGTTTCTGCCCTACAACCACGCGGACGAGAACGGCAACCCGATCCCCAAGCCGGAGCGCCAGCAGCCTCCCGCAGCAGCCGAGGCATTCTCGGTTGGGATGCAGGCCGCATCTGTCGAAATGATGATGGCGTCCGGCCAATACGAGGCCACATTCGGCGTGCAGTCGCAAGAGCTAAGCGGCCGCGCGCTGGAGAAGCGCAAGAACCAGGGGGAGCGGTCGACGTTCCACTACCTGGACAACGAATCAGTCGCCAAGCGCTTCCTGGGCAAGCAGATCATCGACCTAGCGCCCAAGATCTATGACACCAAGCGAGTCATGCGGATCATGGCCGAGGACGGCGAAGAGCAAGAGATCATGATCGATCCGACCATGAAGCAGCCCATGCAGCAGAAGGAAGACGGCCTTGAAAACAAGGTGTCGACCATCTTCAATCCTGCCGTGGGTGCTTACGACGTGGTGGCATCGGTCGGCCCGAACTTCGAGACGCGCCGCGAGGAAGCATTCGAAGCGATGAAGGAGTTGATCGTCGGTGTCCCGGCCCTGGCCCAGGTGATTGGTGACCTGTTCGTATCGAATGGCGATTTCCCGTCCGCCGACAAGATCGCCGAGCGCCTGCGCAACTGGATCCCGCCTGAGATTCGCGGCGATGGCCCCACGCCGCAGGAGCAGCAGCTTATGCAGCAGGTCGAGCAACTGACCCAGATCGTCCAGCAACTGAGCGACGAGCTGCAATCGAAGGAATCCATGGAGCGCCTGGCCAAGCAAGAGGTGGACCAGAAGACCCTGAACCACCTGGCCGAGCGCATGGACGCAGATCGTTCCGCCATGCTGGACGCTTTCAAGGCAGAAACCGACCGCATGGCCAAGTTGATGGATGCCACCAATCCCGAAGCGTTGGCGCCCGTCATCCGTCAGACCATCCTGGATGTGTTGGCCTCGCCGCCGCCGTCCGACCCGCAAACCATGTCAGGGGCAGCAGCTATGGGCATAGGCCTGAGCGCTACTGACCTTGGCGCACCCATTCACCAGCCGCAACCGCAGCAGCCTACCGGTGGCCTACCGGGTTAGCACATGAGGAAATCATGGAAAACGAAGTGATTGACCAGCAAGTTCAGGAACAAACGCCGCCGCCTGCCCCCGAAGGCCAGCAAGAAGAAGCCAAGAAGGAGGTCCCGGAATGGGCAACGCGCCGCTTTGGTGAGCTGACTGCCGCCCGCAAGGAAGCTGAACGCCGCGCGGCAGAGGCTGAGCAGCGCTTGCAGCAGTTCCAGCTCCAGCAACCGGCCGGCGAGGGGCAGCAACAGCAACCCGTGCACGCGAACGTGGATGCTTTGGCGCGGGTGTATGCCGAAAGCATTGCGGACGAGAAGATCAAGCAGCAGGAATTCAGCCGTTCCCTCAAGTCCATCGAGGACAACGGGCGCCAGGAGTTCGGTGAAGAATTCGACCGCTCGATCACGAACCTCGGCATGGCTGGCGTGGGCGGCGTGGACTTTCTCCAGGTGCTGGGCAACCTACCGAACCCCGCAAAGGTCGTGCATTGGCTCGGCCGACCGGAAAATATGGGCGAAGCAGTGCGGATCGGCGGCCTGTCGCCGGTCCAGATGGCTATCGAGCTGGCTCAGTTGGCCCCCAAGGCAGCAAAAGAGGTCGCGCGGCCCGTTTCTAAGGCTCCGGCTCCCATCACGCCTATCGATGGCGTCGTGAGCGCTGATGGCGCGCCCAAGTTGGGCACCAAGGAGTGGTTCGAACACCGCAACAAGACCGCCCGGCGCAGATAGTCGAGATTTCGAATAGGTAGCCGTATCAGAATCCACTTACCCAAGGCATCTTGGGGGTAGTGCGACCCGTCAGGGGTTCAGGTTAGGCGACCTATCGCCGGTAGGCCCGGAAAAGTCTCCCGAGGGCAGAGACAGAGCGTGAGCAATCACGACCTTTCTTCGTCCTTTGGAGACTTTCCATCATGGCAAATAGCCTGCTTACCATCGACATGATCACGAATGAGGCGGTGCGTCTGTTCACGCAGACCAACGCTTTCATGCGTACCGTCAACCGTCAATACGACGACCAATTTGCCCGCAGCGGCGCCAAGATCGGCAACACCCTGCGCATCCGCCTGCCGAACGATTACGTCGTCAACAACGGCCCGGCGATCACCCCTCAAGGCACGAACGAGCAGAACACGTCGCTCACCGTCGCCACCCAGAAGAACGTCCCCGTCTCGTTCGGCACCGCCGAGAAGACCATGAGCCTGGACGACTTCAGCGAACGCATCCTGGCCCCCGCCGTCAACCGCTTGGCCGCTGCTGTGGCTGGCGACCTGATGAACATGGCCAACGAGTCCGCCAACCTGGTGTTCAAGTCGTCCAGCGGTTCGATGGTCAGCCCCGACGCCACGACCTGGCTGGATGCTGGCGCGAAGCTGGACTTCAACCTGGCTCCGCGCATGGACCGCGCGATCATCCTGGACCCGCGCACGCAAGCCCGCACTGTCGGCTCGCTGGCTGGCCTGTTCAACCCGCAGCAGAAGATCAGCGGCCAGTACGAAACCGGCATCATCACCAAAGACACGCTGGGCTTCGACTGGATGTACGACCAGACCACCAAGGTCCACACGGTCGGCACGTTCTCCGCTGGCACCGTCAATGGGGCATCGCAAACCGGCACCACGCTGGTTACGAACGCCATTACCGGCACGCTGAACAAGGGCGACATCATCACCATCGCTGGTGTGAACGCCATCAACCGCCTGACTGGCGAAGACCAGGGCGAACTGCGTCAGTTCGTCGTGACCGCCAACGTGTTGACCGGCGCCACGTCGATTCCGATCTACCCGGCAATCGTACCCGCTCCGGCTGCTTACAACACCGTGACCGCATCGCCTGCCAACTCGGCGGTGATTTCGCTGGTGGCCACGGCCAGTTCGCAGTATCGCCAGAACCTGGCGTTCTACCCCGAAGCCTTCACGATGGCCACGGCGGATCTGGAAATGCCGACGTCCGGTGTGGTGCAAGCCGCCCGCGCCGAATTCGACGGTGTGTCCATGCGGATGATCGAGTCCTACGACATCATGTCCGACTCGCTCATCACTCGCCTGGACATCCTGTACGGCTACAAGGCCATTCGTCCTGAATGGGCTTGCATCGTCGGCGACGTGCTGTAAGAACGGGCCGGGGCTTCGGCCCCGGCTCCTATTGGAGCGAGCATGAACAACCGAGACTTCGTAGCGCCGTACGTGTTCCAGGAGTTCCCCAAGTGGGTGACGCTGGCTGACGGCTCACAGATGCTGGTCAACAACGCGGATGAAGAAGCCGTGCTGACCGCTGAGCATGCTGATCCCGCGCCCAATGAGCGCGATGCGCTGTTGGCCGAGGCTAAGGCGCTTGGTCTGAACCCGCACCACAAGACCGGCGAAGACAAGCTGCGCGCGATGATCGCCGAGGCGAAGGCCTGAGATGTCGTCGCCGCTGCCCACTACGCCTGGAGACATCATCCAGCTTGCGCTCAAGACGGCCAACGTCCTGGGCGTGGGGCAAACTGCGTCCGCAGAAGACACGAACGATGCCTTCAATGTGATGAACATGATGATCAGTCAGTGGCAGCGCCGCCGCTACCTGGTCTATCAACTGGTGTCCTACTCGCTGCAAGCCACGAGCCAAGAGGTTTACACGGTCGGGCCTGGCGGTGACTTCGATATCCCGCGTCCTGCCAAGATTGAGTCGGCATTCTTCCGCCAGTTGAGCGGTGGACCGCTGCCGGTCGACTATCCGTTTTCCATCCTGCGCGCGCGCGAGGACTACAACCGGATTTCGATCAAGAACCTGAATGCATTCCCGCAATACCTGTTCTACGACGCTGGCAACCCGCTGGGGAACCTGTACCCCTGGCCGATCCCGAATGATCAGTATGAGATCTTCATCACGGTCATGCAGCAGTTGCAGGAATTCGAGACGATTGCGGACGAAATCACGCTGCCGCCTGAGTACAAGGCGGCGCTGTGGTGGAACCTGACGCTTGAGCTGTATCCGATGTATGGGTTGCCGGTCAATGAAGTGGTCGCGAAGAAGGCTGAAGCCTCGCTGCGCATCATTGAGCAGGCCAATACGCAGATCCCGCGTCTTTCGATGCCCACGGCGTTGAATAACCGCCCTGGCACGTACAACATCTACGGCGACTTCTACATTGGGAGCAATTCCTAATGCGAGTCCCGCTCAAACTCGGCGCCTACGAGGCCAAGAGCATCATTGCGAATGCGCAGCGGTGCGTGAACCTGTACGTCGAGCAGAACCCGGAAGATTCCCCGTTTCCGACCACGCATTACTTGATGCCTGGGCTGCAATTGAAGGCTACGGCAGAGCAAAACGGCTGGCGCGGCCTGTATTTCGCGACCAATAACAAGCTCTATGGCGTGTGCGGCAACCGCGTCTACTACATCAACGACAGCTTCGAACTGACGGAGCTTGGCACGATGTCGTCTTCGTCTGGCCAGGTCAACATGATCGACAACGGGCGGTCGGTGATCCTGGTGTCCGGGTCGACTGGCTACACGATCACGCTGAGCGACAACAGTTTCGCGTCGATCAACCAAAGCTCGTTTTACGGCGGGGCGACGGTGCAGTACGGCGACGGCTATTTTGTGTTGCCGCGCCCGAACAGCACGCAGTTCTATATCTCGCTGGTGTTTGAGACGAACTTTGACGCGCTGGATTTCGCTGGAAAGACCGGGTTTTCCGACACGCTGGTGACGTTGCAAGTGACCAAGCGCTACATCTACCTGATTGGCGCCTTGACCTGCGAGGTTTGGTACAACAGCGGCGGCACGGCGTTCCCCTACGAGCGCATGCCGGGCGCGTTCATCCAGCATGGCTGTGTAGCACCACAGTCCGTCGCACAGATGGACGGCGCTATCTACTGGCTCTCGCAGTCTAAAGAGGGCAAGTGCATCGTGGTTCGCACGGACAACTACGAAGCAAAGCGTATCTCTACGCATGCCATCGAGAACGAATTCCAGGCCTACGAGAAGATCGATGATGCCATTGGCTTCACGATGCAGATGGAAGGCCATTTCTGGTACGTCCTGACCTTCCCGACTGCTGATAAGACGTGGGTGTTTGACCTGGCGTCTGGCCAATGGACCGAATGGCTGTGGCTGGACGACCAAGGCCAGTTCCGCCGCCACCGGGCCAACTGTTTCGCCTATGCCTACGGCAAGTTGATCATGGGCGATTGGGAGAACGGCAAGCTGTACGAGGCCACTCCTGATGCCCTGACGGACGACGGCGCGCCTATCAGTCGCCTGCGCTCGTTCCCTCACATGGTCGACGATGGCAACCGTGTCGCCTATCGAGAATTCATCGCTGACTTCCAGGTGGGCGAAGGCGAAGGCAGCGGCGCGGTGCCGCTTTACCTGCGTTGGAGCGACACGAAAGGGGCGTCGTGGGGCAACTACATCGAGGAAAGTTTCGGGCTTGAGGGCGATTACCTCAAGTCTGTGCAGTTCCAGCGTCTGGGCATGGCTCGGGATCGGGTGTTCGAACTCTCCTGGTCGGCCCCGGTTAAGACGGCGCTCAACGGCGCCTTCGTGCAAGCGAACCCGGCAAATCAGTGATGGATACCAAAGCCATCATCCCGATCCCTGATGCACCGCTGGTGGTGGGTAATCGCGTCACCGAGGTTTGGTTTCGGTTCTTCCTGCAACTGTTCAACCGGACTGGTGGCAACCCTGGCGGCGATCTGACGAAGGTCATTCGAGATATCAACGACCTACAGGCGTTGTTGGAAGGCCAGACGCCGGCGGATTTGTCCTCAGAGGATATCCCTCCGGCCGATGTTATGGCATCTGCGGCGATTGCTCTTGTGATGGGTCGCCTAGACGAGTTGCAGGCGCAGATCCAGCAGGTTGCGGGTATCAGCGCGGCCCCTGAACAACTGCCCGCCGAAGCTGCAACTTGCTGCGCGGCCACTGACGCACCGCCCGCAGACGTATTCACGCATGGCACTCACGCAGACGAGACGCTGCATGCAGTGGCCACCCCCACCAGCGCGGGCTTTATGTCTGCTGCGGACAAAACAAAGCTGGACTCGCTCTAGAGGGAACCATGGCAACTATTTGGAAAGAACTGGTCAAGGGAACGGCGCTTACGGGCACGTCTGCGCTTATGTATACCGCGCCCGTATTGACGTCGGCCACGATCCAAGCGGCTTCCGTCACGAACCCTACCGCAGGCGCAGTGGCTGTGAACATTTTCTTGGTGCCGGTCGGCCAATCGGTCGGGGCTGGGTATCGGATCTTGTCTCAAAACGTCCCGGCAGGCGCTACGGCGAATCTGTCGGCCATCGTCAACCACAAGCTTGAACCGGGGGCAATGCTGTACGCCGATGGGGACGGCATGAATTTAACCGTCAGCGGCGCCGAATACGTGCCCAACACTTAAGGAGTGAATCATGTCTCTCACTAGCAGCGACCAGATCTACCGGTCTATCGGTGGCCCCCCCGTCACCA